AGGCGTTTTTTAAGCCGATTACTTTGCAGGCCGCTGACGGTAAATCTGAATTAAGCGATAAAATCATAGAATTAGTGAACGATGCAAATAAGAAGGGCGATTCATTTGCGAAGTTTTGCAATCAGGCATTCAAAGACGCGTGGGCGAAGGGATTAGGCTATATTTACGTCGAGGCTCCTGCTTTCGACCCGAACGAGGTCAGAACACAGGCGCAGGTAGACGCAATCGGCTATCGGCCTTACTTTGTTTACATTCCCGCTGAGGATGTGTTAGATATTGAGATTGACGAAGACGGGCAGATTGTTTATGTCAAGCTATTGGAGCGATTTACAGAGTTCAATGAATCTCTGAAAGTAACCGAAGAAAAAACCCGCATTCGCGTTGTTACGCCGACTGAAATAGCAGTTTACGAGCGTCCAATGACAGCGGTGACAAGTGCAAGCCGACAGGTTAAGCAGACTCCTGAATTTACAGAATACGCGATAATGCCGAAACACCCCATTGTAAACAAGCTTGGTATTGTGCCAATCGTGCCGATTTACACAGGCGAAAAGAAAGCAGATTTTGAATGCGTCAGCTCGTTTATCGACCTTGCATATACCAATGTTCAGTATTTTCAGGATGAAAGCACACACGAAAACGCTATTCAGTTTGCAGAGTTCCCGCTTTTAATCCTCACCGGATCAGACGGCAAAGAAATCACTATCGGTGCCAATAAGATGATAGCGATTAAAGACGACAAAGCTAACTTGAAATATGTTGAGCACTCGGGCAAAGCGCTTGAAGCAGGTAGACTCAACCTTGAAGATTTGCGCGTGAAAGCTGGTTATTGCGGTCTGAAAGTGCTGATGAGTGATAACGCCAACGGAAAAAGTGCCAATTCAACTGCAACTGAAGCCGAAATTGAAAACATCGACGCAAACAGCGAATTGAAAGTGGCTTCTGACAACTTTGTTGATTCTGTAAATTATGCTTTGTGGCTTTATGAGCTATATCTTGGCACTGTTAGCGAGAATCAACAGGCAAACTACGTCGCCAAGCTCGACGGGCTTTACAGTGTATCGCAGTCAGATGTTCGAGAGATTGCCGCGTTGATGGAATTGAAGTCAGCAGGTGAAATGCGTCTTGAAACGCTTTACAAGGAGTTTAAGCGGCGCGGCACTGTATCAGATGATTTTGATATTGCGTCAGAGGTTGCTTTTGCTGAAGAAAATAGAAATAATCCAGAGGGTGCGTAATGACGATTCAACTTTTACAGGGCGATTGCCTAGAGCTAATGAAAACTCTTTCAGACAAGAGCATTGACGCAATCATAACCGATCCTCCTTACGGTTCAATTTGTTGCGCTTGGGATTCTATAATTCCACTTGAACCTATGTGGGAGCAGTTGAAGCGGGTTATTAAGCCGAATGGTGCGATTGTTTTGTTTGGGGCAGAACCTTTCTCTAGTTTGTTACGTTGCAGCAACATAAAAGATTTTAAGTATGATTGGGTTTGGGAAAAATCTAAAGCTACTGGATTCTTAAACAGTAAGAAGCAACCTTTGCGAGCGCATGAAGTTATTTCTGTATTTTACAGCAAACCTCCAACGTACAACCCTCAAATGGTAGAAGGCGAACCATATAACAAAGGTGTTCGCAAGGAACAGACACAGAACGATGTGTATGGTAGCTTTGATCAAGTTGAAGTAAAGAGTGATGGCTTTAGATTCCCTCGAAGTGTGCAGTATTTTAAAACAGCAGAGAGCGAAGGCGGTTTTCATAAAACCCAAAAACCAGTAGCCTTAATGGAGTATCTGATACGCACCTATACCAATGAGGGCGAAACCGTTCTGGACTTTACGGCAGGCAGTGGCACAACGGGTATCGCAGCATTGAACACTAACCGCAACGCGATACTAATAGAGCGTGAGTCTGAATATTGCGAGATAATCAGACGTAGAATTTCAGAAGCAGAAAAGGCAAAACAAAACAACTTATTTGCAGGTGAACAATAATGCCAAGCATTTCCGATCAACTTCGTGACGTATTTACAGCGCGTGCCTTCGACCTAGAAAAGGTCAAAACCGCCAGCGCAAAGAATATCACGCGTATTCTTGAAGATTTAATGCGCGAAATCGAGCGCGAATTGAGAGATGCAGACCCGACTGGCGTTACTCGGACGGCTTATCAGAAAGAGCGGCTTAACAAGCTGTTTAATATGGCCGATAAGACGATTAAAAGTCAGTATAAGGGTATTGGCGGGATTCTCAAGAATGAGCTTATGACGCTCGCAGAAATTGAGGGCTTATTTGCTGCGAAGGCTATCAACGCCGTTTTAAAAGTCGATGTGCTTGACTATGTCGTTTCGCGTGAAGTGCTAGAGAAATTGGCAACCGAAACGCTGATTGAGGGCGCTCCGAGTGCAGAGTGGTGGAGCAAGCAGGCAGTTAATCTGCAAGACGAATTTAAACGCGTTATGCGCGTTGGCGTGGCAAAGGGCGAAACTTTGCAGCAGATGTCGGCGCGTGTTATGGGCACGCAGAAGCCGTCATTGTTGGGCGTTTTCGGCAATATCCCCGGCGTTACTGATGAGGTAATCGAAGGCTTAACTTACGAACCTGGCTTGCTGAGAAAAGCGCGGCGTAATGCTGAGGCGCTTGTTAGAACTAGCTATCAGACGGTTATGAGCGAGGCAAGGCAAGACGCTTATCGGGCTAACGATGATGTGATTAAAGGAACTGAATATGTAAGTGTTTTAGACAGCCGAACCACGATACAGTGCAGAGCTTATGACGGCTCAAGGTGGGATTTAAACGGCGTTCCGATACCGCCGACAAAACTTCCTTTCAAGCAACCGCCCGAGTTGCATTGGGGCTGTCGCTCTGTGCTTGTGCCAGTTATGAAAGACCTTGAAGAAATTCTAGGCGTTCCCGGCATGTCGGAAATGCCAAGCAGCACGCGTTCAAGCATCGACGGGCAAATATCAACCGATGTAACATTCGACCAATGGATGAAAAGCCGTCCTGTATCAGAACAAATTCAAGTTCTCGGAAAAGGTAGGCAAAAGCTATGGGCTGATGGTAAACTAACCCTTGCGGATATGCTTAACCCGCAAACAGGGCAAGTAATGAGCTTGAAAGCACTAAGAGAAAAGACTGAAAAGGGGTTGTTTTATGTGCCTTCCAACAAATGAATACATTAAAAGCGTGATTGCAAGCGGCAAGTTTGCGAATGTTGCAGATTTGATTGATTTTGCCAAGTCGAACAATCACAAAGAGGCTTTTATCATCGGCAATTCACCTACATTGAAGCAAATAACAGATAAGCAATGGGAAAGAGTAAGAAGCGGCTTTTCTATTGGCTTTAACGGCATTCCATTGTTTGAAAATTTCACACCTAACGTCTGGATGTTTGAAATTAGTAATTTTTGGTTGTCGCATATAGCTCAAGACATATTTAAATCGGCAGAAACACGCCTAGATTGCGTCGAAAATTTTTTCTTGATAAAAGATACCTTTTGCACGGAAATAAACGCGTGTAAGGCTGTTATTTCGTTTGCTGAAAAAATCAAACATGCAAAAGTGGCGATTATTCCGCAAGATATTTTTGTCGAGGGTAATGCCGTTAAAGTAGTAAAAGAAAATTACAAACGATTATTTGAAAATTGCAAAAGCAACCCTGATTATCTTGTTAGAAAGCGTGGAAGCGTTACAATGGGGCTTTTTTTGTTGCTGATAGCAGGATTTAAGCGCATTAACTTTATCGGTGTAGACTTAACTAATAACTCGCACTTTTATGAAGAATCAGACAATAAAAACGTGCACTTAACTGAAAACCCTTCGTTTGGATTGCCGATTTCAGATGTTGTTTCAGCTATGATTCAAGCGTTTAACGAGATTTCAAACGATAAGGTTGAGGTTTTCGCGGCTTCTGGCAGATTATTAGACAAAAACATTGCACAAAAACTAGATTGGTAAAGCATGGGGGTAATTTATGAAGTTCGTAACTTGGCTTTGGGGCGATAGAAACTGGCACTCTACATACGGGCCTGAGCATGTTAATTTGCTTGTTGATTGCATCAGGCGAAATTACAGGGGCAAGGCAGAGTTTTACTGTGTAACCGACAACGGGGAGGGCTTGGGCGATGATATTACCGTTATACCTTTGTGGCCTGATTTTTCTGGCTTGGGTCATTGCTATCGACGATTGAAAGCGTTCTCAAAAGAGTTTGGGGATTTAATCGGTGGAAAGTTCTGCTCTATTGATTTGGACGGTGTGATAACTGGAGATTTAACAGAAACAATCGACAATGCTCCCGACTTCGCTATTATGAAAGACTTCCAGCCGCCACAACCTTACAATGGTAGTTTTTTTATTCTTGAACCCAGCACAAGGTCGCAAGTATGGGAGCAATTTGTTAAAGACCCGCAAGGTTTGATTGCAAAGGGCAACAAACTAGGCTATTGCGCATGTGACCAAAAGATAATCGCAACAGTATTGGGTAAAAACGAGCGCATTTTGGGCGATACTGACGGCTTTTATAGCTACAAGTTCGCAATCAAGCGACGAGGTAACAAACTGCCTGATAATGCAAAGGTAATCGCTTTTCACGGCACAGGTAAGCCTTGGCACAAAGAATATCGCGCCATTGATTGGGTAAAAAGGAATTGTAGATATACAAAGCGTGCAATCGTGCTCGGCGGCGCTTCTGGCGTTTGGGATGAGCTGAAGGCACTCGGTAACGTGGCCGATAATTCTGCAATCATAGCCGTAAACGATTCAGGTTACGCATACTCAGGCAAGATTGATTACTGGGTAACATTGCACCCTGAAAAGTTTGCAAAATGGCTGCAAAAGCGAGCCGACAATGGTTACAACATGAGATTTATTTCTATCGGATATAATTCGGCAAACAAGAAACCTGAGTGCATGGACGAAGGAATGAATGAGCGCGTAAACGGCAAGTTATGGCACGGTTCAAGCGGATTATTTGCAGTTAAAGCGGCTTTTGAACATGGATTTGATGAGGTAATTCTTTGCGGCGTGCCTATGAATAACGATTTAAACATTCATCGTGGGGAAAAGTGGAAACAGTTTAATGACTTTCGTAACGGCTGGACTGATAATTTGGATGAGCTGAAAGGCCGCGTGTATTCTCAATCGGGATGGACGAAAGAACTGTTGGGTAGTTTTATGTAAAAGAACGGCTTAGCTAATTAGCTGGGTCGAACGCCTCGTTTTATGCGGGGCTTTTCTTTTGTGAAATGCTATATTTGATAGCAACATTTTCCATTTAATACCAGCACTGTTTCGCAATCCCATCCATACAAATTAGCTGGGCGAGAAAGTCTGGTCTTCCTTTGCCCTTGTTCGGTTAACCAAATGCCATCATATTCTGTTGCTATTTTTTCAAAGTCTAAAAACTTATTGCGCAAGCATTCGCAATCTATCAGTGGAGCCTGCAATAAGTCTTCAAGCGAGTCTATGATAAGTATTTTTGCATTATCGCTTAATCGCAACGTAAACGAGTTTCTATCATCACATTCTGCAAATTGCTCAGTTTGATTCCAATCTTTCCAGCCAAATATTGAATCTATTGGAGAAGTCCATAAACCGCCGATTTTTGGCTTGACCCATTTACCGTTCTTAACCGGCATAACCTTTTCTGGTATGTATTTATTGTTGCCGTAGTGTTTAAGAAGTGGACTTCGATCAATTCCTGCTATATTCATGTCGTTACCTCGTTTTTTTTGTTTTCGTTCCTATAGTTTGAATATAACAAATCTATCGACCATTTGCAAACATTATTTTAAATTTATTTTTAAAAAGTTTTTCAGACAAAAGAAAAACCCGCATTTCTGCGGGCTTGTTGCTTACTGAATGTTTTACTCTCCTATTACGCTATCAATCTTAACAACTTCGCCGTGACTCTCATAAATAATCTCTTTCAGCGCATTCTCTGCGTCTTCTTGCGTTGCATTCGGCTCGCATCGCAATTTAATCTGTGCCGTGATAAAGAAAAGCTTGCAGTGATTGCCTAATTCCGTTTTTTTGCTTTCTTTTGCCGCCTCAAGCTCTGCCCTCTCCATTTCGAGCATTGCGCGTTCGATTGCGGCCTTGCGCTTTTCTTCTGCTGCTTGTTTCTGTGCCAGTTCGAGAGCTTCTTTTTGTTTCTCAGCATCAATCTTTGCTTGTGCCTCTCGTTGCTCTGCCATTTTCGCTGCATTATCACGCTCTGCTGCAATCTCAACGGCCTGCGCCAGTTGTTTTGCTGCCTCAAGTTCTTTTGCCTTGACTTCACGCTCGATTCGTTCAGCCTCTTCGCGGGCTTTGCGTTCTGCCTCGGCTCTGATGCGTTCTTCGGTTGCTTTCTGACGCTTGATTTCAGCGTCGATAATTTCATTTAGCTTTGCGGTGTAAACTGATTCCGGTTCGCGAATAAAGGGCATAATCAAAGCATCTGAGATGCCACCAAGTAGACCGGCGCGTTCGGTAATCGCATTGAGGTTTGCTTTGCGGCTCTCAACCATATCTTGCACAGCTTTATCTGCTTTAACTATCTCGGCAACCTTTTCGATTGCCGATTTCGTCAGCTTCGCCTTTTCGGTGAGATTGCTCAGGATTGCCAGCTTTTCAATATTACCTGTCTGATATTCTTTCGTAACACCCGACTCAAGATAAAGCGTGTCTAGTTCGTTCTGCAAAAGCTGTCTGCAATGGGCTTTCTGCTTGTTTTCAAAGACTGCAACCTGTTTCAAAATCTTTTCTCTTGCATCAAGAATCATCTTGGCAAGCTCGACGGCCTGAGCGTTAAAAACATCGACGGGCGCTGAAAGCTCTTTCTTAACGTCTTTTCGGCGTTTGTCGATTTCGCCTGCCAATTTATTGAGGTCTGTCGCCATTTTCTTAGCATCTGGCAACGTCTCAATCGTCACATCAATATCGTATTGCTTGAGATTTTCAAGTAGATCGGCCTTGATTTCGGCTAGGTTTGCGCTGATTTGCGCGGGCGTGATTTTGACTTGTAATTCGTTCATTTCTTCACCTCTTAGTAAATTTGTTGGGCAATTCTAGCACGATTAAGCCAGAATTGCAAGCGGGTCATTTCAGTTCTTCAATCTCGGTTATTAAAACTTCGCGGGCAAAGTCAATACTCCCATGACTGCCGTCTTTGATACAGGTTTCAAGCGTATTGATTGCTCGTTGCAGGTCTACAGTATCTTTCTTTTGCCTACTGGCTTTGAGTAGCATAACTTCGGCGGTTGCGAGCAGTTCTTCGTTTGTCATTTTGATTACCTCTTTTTAAATTATGCGGGATTGTGACCGCTAGCCGTTGGCTATCCGCATTATCGACGGGACGAAGCCCGCCGCCACTCTGCGATTAAAGACTCAGACGCAAGCCTGTTTCATCTTCAAATGTGCTTTTTAGCATGTCGGCATAAAGGCCGTTGTGTGTGCTAACTGTCTTAATATTGGTACCTCTGATGTTGATAAATTCAACGTCATACAAATCCATTGCGTTAAGTTTAATTCTGCAATAATTGGCTTTGTTTGTTGCTTTTGCTGCAAATTTAAAGCCGATTGTGTAGTTTTTTTCATCTCTTACAAAGTTCTTAGCTCCAATCATTGCAACAAGACGGTTGCCGCCGTTGTTGCTGCTTGTGAGCTGGTTAAGGGTTATCTGTGCCATTTCATTATTCATTTTGAAAACCTCGTTTTTAAATTTTTCGTATCGCTTACATAAATTAGTATAAATCATTTATCGGATAATTGCAAGCAAAATAAAAAATATTTTTTACCCCGTAAAATTGACACGATTCTAAATATGCTGTAAAGTGAAGGTATGGTAAAGACCGCATGGCAAATGTGCGGTTATTTTGCCGTAAAAAATCCGAGTTGGAAAACTCGAAAAAATAGGAGACTGGAAAGTCATGGCTTTTAAACTAAAACTTAACGCTGATGGGACTGCTGTTGTTCAGGACGGCAAGCCTGTGTTTGTAGACGAAGAAAAAGGCACCGAACTGCCTCTCGACGCAAACGAGGTATTCAACAAGTATCACACTCTTGGTGAAGAAAACAAGCAGTGGAGGCTCAAGTACAAAGAAGCCGAAGCCGCATTAAAACAATTTGAAGGACTCGACATCGAAACAGTAAAAGCTAATCTTGATGCTGTTGAGAAACTGAAACAGGTCGACATGGCGAAAGCTGGCGAAATAGACAAGCTGAAAGCTGAATTTCAGATGCTTGCTGATAAGCGATTGAATGAAACTACTCAAAGCTACGAAAACAAGCTGAAAGCAATCACTGAAAAAGCTCAGGCTCTTGAATCAAGACTAACAAAGAACACTATCAGAAATCACTTTCTGAATAGCGCGTTCATCAAAGAAAATGTAGCCGTGCCGCCCGACATGATTGAGGCGGCTTTTGGCAATCGGTTCAAAGTAACCGAAGACGACAAGGTAATCGCACTCGGTGAGGACGGAAGCCCGATGCTGAGTGAGAAGAAATTGACCGAGGTTGCTGATTTTGAAGAGGCTCTTGAGTTGATGATTAAGAAATACCCTCACAAAGATGCGATTCTCAAAAACAAGCAGAACCCCGGTGGCGGTATGAACTCGGGCGGGCGTGGAATCGCCAATACACCCGAAGCTCAGAAACTCGCCGACAAAAACACGTCCCCTGCGGAACGGCTGAATGCTGCCCGCAAACTCGCGGCGATGCGTGGAAACTAATCGTCATTTGATTAAAAACTTTTAAGGAGTTTAAAAAATGGCTGCTCTTACTCTTATCGAAGCCGCTAAACTCTACATCAGCAATGGTGAAGACGTTCGCGGTGCAGTTGTTCAGATGTTTGGTGAATCAAACAATGTTATGCGTTACCTGCCCTTTACCGACATTAACGGTAACGCGCTCAACTATGCTCAGGAAGGTTCTCTTCCCGGCGTTGCTTTCCGTGGCGTGAATGAATCGTTCACCCCGTCTACCGGCGTTATTAACCCGAAGGTTGAGCCTCTTCGCATTGCTGGCGGTGAAGTAGACGTCGACACTTTCATTATTGACACTATGGGTATGGAAGCTCGTTCTACTCACGAAGCAATGAAAATTAAGGCTATCACACAGGATTTTCAGCGCGTATTCTTCAAAGGCGACAACGCAAGTAACGCCGCTGAACCTGACGGCCTTCAGAATCGTCTGACTGGCGATCAAGTTATTAGTAACGCATCTGGTTCGCCTCTTGCCCCCGCTGCTCTCTCGCTTGCCAAGCTCGACGAAGCTATCGATGCGGTATCAAACCCGACCCACATCTTCATGTCAAAAGCGATGAAACGCAGACTATCTGCTGCTGCTCGCTCAAATTCGGTTGCCGGTAATATTCAAATGGGGCTCGACCAGTTCGGCGCTTCTGTCATGCTTTACAACGGCATTCCTGTTGTTGCAGTTGCTGACGCTTCTGACAAGGACACAGTTCTTCCGTTCTCTGAAACCGCTTCTGTCGGCGCTACCCCATCTACCGCTTGCACCAGCATCTACGTTGTGTCTCTGATGCCAGGTATGCTGACCGGTATTCAAGCCAACGGCGGCATGAATGTTCGCGACCTTGGCGAACTTGACGACAAGCCTGTTTACAGAACACGCGTTCAGTGGTATGCCTCTATCGCTCTACTTCACAGCCGCGCCGCTGCTCGTCTCTGCGACATCATCGACGGTGCCGTAACTGCGTAACCTACTCGGGCGGGGCTTAATTGCCTTGCCCTATTAACTTAACTCAGGAGATTTATAAATGAGCGCAAGAATCAATCTCGGCACTTACGATGCCGAAACCCTTCTTCACAAGCCTACCACTGCCGCTATCACCACATCTGGCGCCGGCGTAGTTGGTTCAACCGCAAAAGTAATCGACCTCGGCGACGCTGAAAGCCGCATAGACGCAAAAGTAATCGTTGAAGTCGCTGATGCTTCTGTTGGTACAGGCGAAAAGCACGTCATCAACATTCAAATTTCTGACGACAACTTCACCGGCGATATTTACAACGTTGCAACCCTCGAACTCGGCAACGCTGCTCAGCTCGACGGCGACACCGACCTTGCATCTGGTCGCTTTGAACTGCCGTTCTGCAATGTTCACAATGGCGTTGTAAAACGCTATGTTCGCACCTTCGCAACCATTACTAACCCTTCGCCGGCTAACAACCCAGCCGCATCTCTCAGTTATATCGCATATCTCGTTCCGGCCTAACGATTGAAACTGGCGGGGGTAGCAATTCTCCCGCCTTTTCAATCACGCAAAACACCTTTAAATGGGGGGAAAAATGAAAGTAGTTACCGAAGAAAACAAAGCCGCTGTTGCGCCAGTCGTTAATCTTGCGCCCGGCATTGTAAGACTTTATAACAAGAAAGACGGTTCAACCGTCGATGTTCACGCCGTAGATGCGAGGGAATACGTCAGGCGATTACCGAATTTGTGGAGCTATTCGCCTGCTGTAAAAGAGCAGACAAAGGCCGAAGAGGCCGTAATCGTTACTGAACCCGCAAAAGAAGAAATCAAGCAGGTTGCCGAAGTGGTTGCAGAACCCGCGCCAATCGTTGAAGAAAAACCCGTTTCCGCTCGCTCTCGCAAGCTTGCTAAGTTGGATAATTAAAGTTTATTGATTTTCTAGGAGTGTAAAATGCCCGTATCACCCAACATTTTAGTAGTTGAAGATGGCTCAATCGTTGCCGATGCTAACTCTTACATTGATTACGATTACGCCGAAAACTATCACATTTTGCGCGGCAATAGCGCGTGGGCGGATGGCAACTCCACCGAAAAACAATACGCGATAATTCGAGCAACACAGGCGGTTGATTCGATTTACAAGGGCAAATGGAAGGGTAATCCTACCGAATACGGCACACAAGAGCTTGAATGGCCGCGTTCTGGCGTTACGGTAGGCTCGACCAGCATTAATGATGACATTATTCCCGCTGCAATCAAGAAAGCAGTCTGTGAAGCGGCTTTGCGTGAACTTACGAGCCCAAACAGCATGACACCTGACCTTGAGCGCGGCGGCGAAATTAAGCGAGTCAAGGCCGACACCGTTGAAGTTGAATACTCAGACGGCGCAAACTCTACCACTACCTTCACCGCTATCGACGGCCTTCTTGCTGATCTTGTTACCGGCACATCTGCAAGCAACATCGACTCTTACGAAGTTATTTTGGGGTAAAATATGGGATTACTAGACGGCGGCATTAAACAAATTATCGGAAGCGCGTTGAATGACACGTTTCTTGATTTTGTGCTGATTCGCAGCACAACCACGGCATCTACTAACCCGTGGGAAAATCCTAAAGTTGACGAGACCGAATACCCTTGCAAAGCTATTATCACCAAGTTTAAGTATCACGAAATTGACGGCGAAAAGATAAAGGCAGAAGACCACAAAATCGTATTTTTAGCTGCATCGACAACCATTGAACCGTCTATTGATGACCGCGTTCAGCGCGTAGGCGAAACAAGGCGCTATTTGATAGTATCACCAGTTCGGAAAGACCCTGCCGGTGCTACGTTCACGGCTCAGGTGCGTTGATATGGCTAAGAAAGTCAGAGAATTAAAGGGTTTTATTGCAGATTTAAAGCAATTTAAAGACAAGATTCTACCTGAAACCTTTGTTGCTTTTCAAAAATGGATTGCCCTTGAACTTTACAAGCGAATCATGCAAAAAACGCCTGTCGATAAAGGCACATTGCGCGGTTCGTGGACAGTTAGTATTGGCTCTCAAGACACAACGCCTGCGAATAGGACTACATCGGCAAAACAAGGGCAGGGTTTAACTGCAAGCGAAAAGGGCGTGCTTGATGCTGCGTTAGCACAAATGGCAGAAGCGAAACTAGGGCAGATAATTTGGATTAACAATGCTATGCCTTATGTTTTACGAATTGAATTTGATGGGCATTCCAGTGTTAAAGCTCCGGCTGGGATGGTTCAAATTAGTATTAACGAAATGAGAAGTTTTTTGGCAACTAAGAAGAGCGAATTTGTAGCCTTACGACGGCAGGGGGCAATATGACAGCAGTAACAAATTATTCAGAAGAATTTACCAAGATTGCGACCATTTTAAACACGAATTGGAAAGAAGGCAGCCCGCTTACCCCCATTACACCGATTCTGTGGCCGGGTATCAGCTCTGCTGTGCCAACCGACGCAAACGGCAATAAAATCTCGCATATCAGATTTTTTATTATGAACGGCACCGCTGAACAGGTTAGTATTGGCGGATTAACAAACATTCACAGACACCCGAATATTTTAAGCGTGAAGGTTTTTACGCCGCAAAATCAAGGCGAATTACCTGCTCGCGAATTAGCCGATAAATTTTGTTCAATTTTTCGCAATTTAACAAGCGACAATATTAGGTTTAAAACGCCTTATTGTGTTGTAATAGGTAACACCGAAGATGGGTATTATCAGATTAACTGTTTCTGCCCGTTCGAGCGCGATAGCTTACTATAAAATTTGAAGGAGATTTAAGATGAACAGTTCACAGACCGAACTCAGCTATGTTGCTGAGGATACGTGGGGCGTAACCCCTACATCACCGACACCCGCTTTTCAGGCTATCCGCATTACTGGCGAAAGTTTGAAAATCACTAATGAAAGCGTCGTATCTGATGAAATCAGACCTGACCGCAACGTGCCAGACACAATTCTTGTCGGTGGCGACGCTTCAGGCGGTATCGATGGCGAATTGAGTTATGGCACATTCGATGACTTTATTGAATCTGTGCTGTATAGCGCTTGGTCAGGCTCGCCAGCCAATTCAATCGTAAATGGCACAACTCAGAAATCGTTCACCTTGCAGAAAAAACAAGAAGGCAATGATTTAGCCGCCGTTTATGAGCTTTACAAGGGAATGGTTGTTGACACTATGACAATCAACATTGCCGCAAAAGAAAAAACCACCGTAGGATTTACTTTTGTAGGCAAGGGCGGCGAAATCGGCACGGCTCTGACTGGCACCGTAACTGACGCGGGCACAACTGAAATTTTCGACGGCGCAAACGCTTTCACACTTAGCAAGGCGTGGACTACACCGCTTCCGAAGTTGATGAACATGACTATCAATGTCAGCAACGGCCTTTCTGGTCGTCCTGTTGCAGGTAGTCGTGACCTTGTGCGCGTTTCTGCCTCTCGCTGCACCGTGACTGGCTCCGCAAGCTTTTACTTTGAAACTAAGGCAATGATGGACTTGTTTCTTGCGGGCACAGCGGGCGAAATCGCCGTAACTCTCGGCAAGGTAACGGGCGAAAAATATACTATCACACTGCCGAACGTGAAAATCACTGATGCAGACCATTTTTCACCGAACAACGACGATGATGTAATGCTGAATGTTACTTGGTCTGCGCATTATGACGACACTATTGACGGCACTATCAAAATCGACAGGGCAGTAGCTTAACCGACCAGCGGCGGGGTTAATAGCCTCGCCGCATTATAAAACTAATTTGCATGGGGGAATTTATGGATATTCGTAAACTTTTCGGCTCAAACAAAGCAAAAGAGACAGAAGGCGCATGGGTGCCTATTGGCGGTGGCATTGAAGTAAAAGTGAAGCGTGCAGGGCAGGCTAACAAAGAGTTTGCCGCTGAACAGATGAAAATGCTGAAACCTTTCTCAAAGCAAATCGCGATGAACACGATGGATATGGACGTTCTGCGGCAGATTAACGCAAAGCTGTTTGCAAAGCACATTATCGTAGACTGGCGTGGCGTTTCAATCGACGGCGAAGAAATCCCATTCACAAAAGAAAAGTTTCTTGAATTCGCTATCGAAATGCCTGATTTCTTTGCTGACGTTTTCGCGGCTGCAACTGAATTGCAGAATTTTCAAGACGATGAGGACGATGAACTCGAAAAAAAGCCCGTGAATACTACCGATACCGATTAAACTATTCAGAGCTTTGGGATAGCTTTGTTGAAGAATCTGAGCAAACAGGCAAAATTCACAAAGTTATCCTGAACGCTCCTGAACTGCCCGAATGCCTAGACTTTGCATGGGCTGTCTATCAGGATTTAAGCGGGTGCAGAAATGAATGTGACTGCATACCGATTAGCGAGATAAAGGCATATTGTGAGTTTTATGGACTAGCTGACCCGATTATTCGTGCTTTTTTGGCGAAAATAATTACCGGATTGAACCGTGAAATGGTAGAATATAAGGAAGAGAAAAGAAAGCGCGAAGAACGAATGGGGAAGCTGAAAAAATAGGCTTCCCTATTTTATTTAAATCGAAAGGTGGCAATTTATGGCAAGTTATGAAGCTTACTTAGGCGTTGGTATTGATGCAAGCGGGGCGCAAGCGGGCGCGGCGCAGTTCGGTAATGCTACCGATAAAGTGTCCACTGCTGCTCAAAAGGCTGCTGCTGCTAACGCGAAATTCCAGCAGCAGCTCGATCAAGCCGTATTTGCCCTCAAAGCCTTTGCGGTAGCTACTGCTGGCCTTGTGGTGCGCGAAATATCTAACTTTACTCAGGCGCTCTCAAACGCAAGAGCGATGACTAATGCAACCGTTTCTGACATGGCAAAGCTTGAAAAGGTCACGCGCGACCTCGGCGCATCTACCGCTTTCTCAGCGACACAAGTCGCCGAAGCCGCCGCTATGCTAGGTCAGGCCGGTTTCAGCGTAGACCAGATTACCAAAACACTGCCCGCAACCCTTGATTTGGCTGCCGCCGCTACCATTGGAATGGCTCAAGCCGCAGACATTACCGCCGGAGCAATGGCTGGTTTTGGCATTGCTGCTGAAAAATCATCGCAGGTTGCAGATATATTAGCCGCCGTTGCTACTGGCGCAAAAACAGATATAACTGGACTTGGCGAAGCAATGAAGATGGTCGGCCCTGTCGCTAAGTCTGTCGGCTGGACTCTTGGCGAAACCACCGCCATTCTTGGCGTTTTGGCAAATAAAAACATTGAAGGCTCAATGGCGGGCACCGCCCTAAAATCGGTTATTTCGTCACTTGTAAATCCAACAAATAATGCTAAAAAAGCAATCAAGGCTCTTGGCATATCGGTAGACGAAATTAGGCCGGGGGTCGTTGATAGCGTAGATATATTCAAGCGATTAGCCGCCGCAAATCTTGATACCACGTCTGCTTTTGAAATATTCGGCGAACGCGGCGCAGTTGGCGTTTTGGCAATAACAGACGCTCTGCAAGACCTTGATAAAATGACTGGCGTTGTTGATAAAGCAGCGGGGGCAGCGCGGCGCATGGCCGAAATCAAACTAGATAACCTTGCAGGCGATTTTGAGCAGCTTACAGGGGCGCTTGATGAATTGGCGCTTAAAATTGGCGACGCCGGATTAACCGGAAATCTCAGAAGATTAACACAAGAATTAACCACAACTATTACCAATTTCGGCAACTGGTGGGATGAGGTAATGAAAACAAGAGAACAGGCGCAACTATTGGCTGACGCGCTTAATATCGTTAAAAATGCCGTTATTGCACTTATGGCTTTAAAGCTTGCTGAATGGCTTTTTGTTGCGGGTAACGCCATGAGATTGCTTAATCTCGCAATGAGCGCAAATCCGTGGGTTATTGCTGCAACTGGCGCAGTGACGCTTGGACTTCATTTAAAAGACTTACAGACCGAAACCGATAAGCTTACCGAACACACCAATAAACAAACCGACGCACTAGAGCAAATGAGCAACAAAGGCGTTGTTGCCGTTAATAAGCTCAGAATTGCACAGCTTGAGGCTCAAAAAGAATCAATAGGTTTTTTGGATGACATTAACAGACAAATCGATGAAATGCAAAAAAGCGAAAAAGAGCGCAAAGAAACGCTGAAGCGCATGTATGACCCATTTGGCGCAAAACAGCAAATGGCGGGTGCAAACGACCACGGCACATTTAACGAAATAACTGAAAGGCAGTATAATCGAGAAATGGCAGTTTTGCTTAAGAAGAAAACCGCGATTGAGGAAATCGATAAAAAAATTGCTGAATTAAATACGACGGTTAAAGTTTACGGCGAAATTTCAGATATAAGCTTTATGAAGGCACAGCGGGCGGCAATGCGTCTTACGGCTATCGCTGGCGGCTTTGTCGGTGGCGAAATAGTGAGCGAAAATGTTTCGGGGCTTGATAATAATGTCGGCGCGTCTGAATTCGGAACGCAAGAAACAAGGTCTCGATACAGCAACGACGGCGTGATGAGCGTAATGTTTCAGCAAATGAGCATTCTTAAACAAGAATCGGACAAGATTATTACTACATTTAAGCAGCAAGA